TTCCTCAACTTCTTTGTATCTGAAGTCTGCGATATACCTACAAATCTTTTCACCGTTTACAACTATGTCATACTTTATTTGTCTCTCTAAATCTCGTATAGCCCCGGCGCGTTCCATAGCGGTTAACTGCCCCCAACGCTCCGCCTCCCATCTGGAGTCGAATGTAAATCCCATGAACTGCGTCTTCTTTGCGCCATATTTATTATACTTGCGATAACCCTTAAACATGCTAATATATGCCCACTGTTGTTAACTTATGGGAGCATTATAATGGCCGATCCAAAGCAATACAAGTCAGTTGCTGTAGACATTAACACACATAAAAAGCTCGTTAAGCTTTCTACTGATGAACACCGAAAGGTTAGCCAGCAAATTGCAAAGCTTGTCTATGACGCATATCAAGACCGGTACGCAGATGAAGTGAGGTCCGGTATTGGGTCAGCAGCATGAAGGAAAAGGGGCCTATACAAAAGCTTATAGACACGGGGCAATGCCCTCGCTGTCGTACAGCAGTAGACTATGACAAGGAGCCTGCTGTCTGTGAGGTGTGTAAGCTAAAAATAGGAAACGCTACAGACTTTCCAGATAAGAAATAGTGTCTTTCCACGTTAATTCGATTGTGTTCTCGCAAAACTTGCTGGGGTGGATTCTTTTTGACACTTGCTTTGCAACCTTTTGTATAGGCGAAAACCAAATGTTTTCTATGTCAAGGGCGACCATAGCAACGATGTCACAATCAGCTTCTGTGAGTCGTGTTTTTTTGCCGCCTTTTGATGTTATAAATTGATAGCCATTGTTTCTGTTAGGCTCATGTCTTGCTTTAAGCTGGCTTGATTTAACTTGAATGCGGTAGACCCTTCCATCAAGCTCTGCAATTATGTCAGATGTACCCATGTTAACAATGCGGCACTGAACGCCCATCTTTAGCAACCGGAGAGCGCATATGTACTCTCCTATTGCGCCATTATCTACGTTTGAAAGTGAATTAAGGATTGCACTGCTCCCCTTGGCAACAATCATAAATTACTTGATCACATTCTAAACATTGTTCATGTCCATGTACAACAATTGTTCGTAATTTATTTCCGCAACGGGGGCAATGTTTGTAATATTTTGGGGGCGGCTGTTCAGTCGTTTGATTTTTTCCCACAGTTAATAATCTCCTCGATGGTTCGACCGCAGCCAATACATCTTACGCGCTCTTTGTCTAGAACACATATCCCGACACATGGGCTTTTAGTCATCAGCGAGCGCCCGAAAACGCGCTGTAAGCCTTTTAGCCCGATTGGGCACCTGATCAAACCAGCGGCTGTCTTCTGCCTCTGCGGCCACAGTCATCCATTCTTTAGGGTCTTTCATAGCTTCTGCTACCGCTGCCCACATACGCTTAAATTTGCTAAAGCGAGGGTAGCCAAGATTAAATGTCATGTTGCACAACGCTAGAGCGGCGTCTGGGTACTTTAGATCAAGCTCGTTAAAGTCTACCCCGACATTGCTGCACAGGCGGTGACAGTCCTCAATGGTGACGGCAATGTCTAAATTAAACGCCTTGCGAACCCTGTCCTCTGATACCTCAGTGCCAACAGGTTCACCATACTCGGGGTCATGCTCTTTGATTAGGTGGCCGATTCCAAACGTAGGGAGATGCAAATGATCTAAATAAATCAAATACTTACAGCCCTCGTCCTCTGCGAGTTCCTCTCTTAACTGATCTTTATTCATGATTAAGGTTGTCCTGTTCCAAGCAGTGTCGCTGTGGCTGGATTAATTCCTAGCGCTTGTGCAACGGCTGGGTTTTGTGCCGCTTGCTGGCGTATGGTTGCTGCGTTAGCAGGAGGCCCACCAACAGGCTGCGTGTTAGGCGCAAGGGGCTGTGTTACATTTACCTGACCAATGCCTGATGCAGACACGGGTGGGTTCATGCGACTTTGTATCTGCGAAAGTTGCTGGTTAAGGCCAGAGTTTTCCATTACAGCGCTAATTTGTTTAGATGCTTCGTTAGCACCTTCTTGTAGGGCTTGCCCCGGAGTTTGTGCTATCGAAGCGCCAATCAACTCCCCTAAAAGCTCTGATTTTGCTTTAGGACTTAGTCCCTTTGACATTCTTTCATAGTCCCTCACAACCTTCTTATATATAGGTGCAGAGTCTAAAATCCTTGTAACTGTAACGGCTCTGATAATCGTGCCTATATTCGCAAAAGGACTTGCGGCGATATTAGCCGCAATAAGATCACCACCTTGAGCAGTTTTAGCATTTGCTGCCAAAATTTTTGCAAACTTTTCCATGTCAATGCCCATTTGCTTACCAAAAATAGCCCGCAACTTTCCCTTTTCAGCGGCTGCTGTAAAGGCGCTAGACATACTCTGCAAAGCCTTGCCGTCAATAAGTGCGCTCACACCAAAATCTTTAGTCAAGTCGGATAAAACGAACTGTCTTACTTTTTCTCTGCCAGCATCATCAAGTGAATTCATAATTGACTTTACTTCATTGGACTTGGTGCCAACAGCGGCGATATAGGAAGCCGCTCTGTCAGGATCTATAGATTCCTCTGCAAGTATTTTTTTGCGAATACTATTTTGACTAAAATCGTAAAATTCTTTTTGTGCCTTTGCGACATTTTCTAATGCACTAACAAGAGGCTGGCCCGCCCCCATAGACCTAGCGCCAAGTAATGCGCTTTCTACATCAACTTTCGATGTCCTGCCGGGAATTGTAGTCTGGCGTATCTGCTCAGAAAGCTGTTTAATTTTTGCGTAACGTGCCTTTCCAAAAAGAACATCGCCCGTTGCACCAAGATCATCTATCTGTTTAGAAAAATTAGATCCCTTAAAAGCAAACGCATCTTTATCACTAAAACCTGTTTTTTTGACAGCATTCGTTAGCCACTCGGTAGCAAGGCGCTCTCTAAACTCGTTGGTGAGTTTGTCTTTTTGTCCTTTCGGCGCATTTGCTCTAATAACTTCTAATGTTTTTGTCACAGATTGGGGATTGCCGTTTTTGATAATTTTAGACATAAACGTGACATTAGGCATTAGATCTTCGATTGGCGTCCCAGAGTTTCTGCTTTTTACCACATTGTCTCTAAGTTCTTTTAGCCCAGTAGCTCTGGTCATGTTGTCAATTTTGGTCATGCCATCTAAATAGAACTTGCGGGCTGGCCCCAGTTCTTTAGCTGCGTTGCTTAAAAGCTGCACACCCTCATCGCCAAGAGATAGCGCTGAAGACTGAGCGGCGTTGGTAACGGCTTTTTCCGTCATCATGTTGTCGAGCATCTTTATGGCGTTATCAAGCTTTTCAGTTCCGTTCATGCCCTTAAAGGCAAAGTTTGTATCCCAAAGTTTTTTGCGCAAAAGATATAATTGAGCAAAAGAAGCTTTATTATTCAGAGATTCAAAGCCCTGCACAAGTGCATTTGCGATTAAATCTTCAGCTTGATCTTTAGCGTCAAGTCCAGTGCTGGCCCTGATGGATGGGGTGTACCGTGCTTTAAGCCCCTCGGCTAATGACTTTAAACCACTTGTGTCAAATATTGCTGAATCACCAACCGTGTCCTTCATAACTTTATCAATAGCGGCATATTTAGATGTGGCTAACTGATCAAATTGGTTTAGTGACTTGGCAAGGGACTGAAACACAAAGTCGTTAATACCTTCGTCTAACTTCGCAGCAGCGCCCAGCTCTTTCGCAAGCTCGTCAAACTGATTTAAAACAGCGCTTCTAGCCTCTTCTTCCGCTATCTGTAAGGCTTGGTTTTTACCCTGTATGCCAGCCTTCAGAACTTCTCCAGCTTCATCAGCAATAGATTGAGATATAGGCTGATCAGCGGCCAGGCCAAGCTGTGATTTGTAAGTGTTAAATGTATCGTTAAGCGTTTTAAAATTGCTTATGAGGCGCTTGCTTGTGCCTCTAATCTTTTCACCAATTCTCTGCGCTCTAGAACCAATTGCTGTGCCGCCAGCGCTTTCAAGGGTTGGCGCAAGCCCGCCAAATCCAACGCGAGTTTCTCCAAACCCCATACCCGTTGGACCAGAAATCTCGGTCATAACCTCATCAACTGGGCGACCTGTTTGCTCGGAAATTTCTTTTGCTTGAGCCAGTAGTATTCTTTTAGAAGCTTTTTCGTCAGCAAGCCCCATACCAATTGTTTTCAGCTCTTCACCTTCTAATTTTTTTCCTCGCAAGCCACGGACAAACGGAGCCGCAATTTTTATTGCTCCTCCAATTACCACCTCACCGGCTGCGCCAACACCAAAGTCTAATGCAAGATCTTTTGTAATCTCACTAGCGTTTTGTCTGGACACACCAAGAAGCCCTTCAATAGCCTCTTCAACAGCACCAGCAGCCGCTGTACCTGTACCAGCGCCCAGAGCGCCGCCAAGAAAGGTGCCGATTGGCCCCATTGAGCTACCTAGCGCTGCGCCTTTTACTGTACCGTAAATACCGCCAGCAATATCCGCACCCATGCTTGTCAAGTCGGCAAGGTCATACCAACTCAAGCCCTCTTCATCAATGAGAGTGTTTTTCTGTAAGTCAACACCAACTTTTTTACCGCCCTCTGGAGTAAGGGCAAGCCTTCCACGATTGTCGCGCAGAAAGTCAGTGCCTTTAGACATGCCAAATAATTCTGTTAACTTAGCATCTTCTTCTTCAGCTTTTTCAGCCATAGACAGGACAGCGCGAAGCGAACCGCTTTTTACACCGGTTTCTGTGTCGAGAGATTGCTCCTGTTCACCTCCTGTAGGAACAGTTAATTGAGATTCAGCGGAGGACTGTCTTTGCCCACGAATGATATTAGCAATTTTTATTTGCTCATCACCCGTAGGAGAGTCACCAGCTATTTTTACCTTAAAAGGGCCGCTAGGAGATTGAATTAGGATTTCACCCATAATAATTCCTTATTTGGTTAAATCAAAAACAGGTAAACCACTAGCATCGTCTATAGGCAATTTACTAAAGTCTATTGCCTGATAATTATTACCTCTGTTCCCAATACCATAAAAAATGCCTTGCTGTGCAGCGGTAGACCCTAACTTAAACGCTTCATCGCTATCGTAATTAGTTCTGTCTGTGAATTGAGCAAGAGCATCTTCAAATTCCAATCTTGAGGTGTCAAAAATACCGCGAGCTTCTTGAAGGCCAGCGATAGCCTCTGCTATATTTTTAAATGCTCCGGGCTTTCCTAAAAGTTGATTTATTCTCTCAACATCGCCCTCTGATATTCCATTGCCAGTCTCTTGAGTAAGAAATCTTTTATACTCACTAATAATTCCGTTTCTCATGGATTCCAAAAGAGCCTCTTTTGAGATCCCTTGTTTTAAAGTTATAGAGCCGTCTGTGTTATATATTGCTACATCTTTAAATATATTGTTATTGGGGTTTTGCGGAACCAAAGATTTAAATAGTGATTGTGCGCTTTCAACAAGTGATTCAGCAGTTGACCCCATTGGGCTTGATTCAATTTCTTTTAAAATTCTAATACTATTATCAATGGTGTTTTGAGCTTCCAATATATTGCCATATCCACGACCAAACTTTTTAGCATCATTTTGAGCATCAGTTAAGACAAGCTGCCCGCCAGATTTAGGCATGCCTTTATGTATTACATACTGCTTGTTGCCGCTAATTGGCTCTTGTTTAAGCATACTTTTTATTTCTTTGCCTTCTGCAAGAGCTTTTTCTGCGTCTATTCTCCATTCAATTTCTTTTACAGCAGCGTCATATTTAGTTTTAGCTGATGCTAAATTAGCCGCTGCGGCTTGCTTATCCTCACGATCTTCAATTTGATTGATTCTAGTGACTTGAGCGCCAAGAATTGTATCACGGCGATCTCTAAGGTAATTAGCCTGATCAACTAAGAACTTTTGACGAGTTGCAGTGGCTGTTTTACCCTCAGTCAAAGCGTACTTGCCAGCAGCAACCTGTGCCTCACGAGCTTCCCTTCTGGCTTGCTCCATAAGAGGCAATGCCTTTTCGCCAGCGGCACCAACTTCAGAAAGCATTTTTCCAACATTGAACCCTTTACCAGCTTTATTTTGCATAAGCGCTAGTCCAAATGCTGTAAGTGCGGCTTTGTTGTCTGGATCTCCAGATATGTCAATGCCAGTGGCTTTGGAAAATTCGTCTTTATATTCTTGCATTGTTTGGGCTTTAGGGGGGGCCATACCCACGGCTTCATTATAAGATTTTAAAGATTGATCTAACAACCCTTGATATAAGTCTCTGTTTATTTGCTCACCTGTTTTGCCGCCACCAGTTGTCGTTCCGCCACCAGTAACTGCGTTTTCTTTTGTAGACGACTCACTAAACACAAGAGCTTGATTTGCATTAGCCTCACCAAGCCCACCAGCCTCTTCGCCTGCCATAGCCGCAAGGTCATCGGCAACAGAGGTGATTTCCGTTGTTTGTCTAGGCATGCTGCCGTCTGGAGCTATGTTTCCAAATTCATCACCCAAAGATACATCAGTAACATCAAAATTCATGGTCCTTGGCATAGTGCCGTCTGGGGCTATATTTCCAAACTCATCTCCATAAAGATCTTTGCCTGTTTTGATGTTTGGACCAGTAAAAAGACCTTGCAAAATAGATCTCTCTGCATCAGTAACCATTCGGCCAGCGCCACGAAGATCTTTTAAAATTTGACCACCTATATCTCTAGCCGCTTCACCAAGATAGAATGGTGTTTGGGTTGGCTCTGAGCCGTCAATATTCATGCCTGAAGACTCATCAGGCATGAACATAGGCTCACTGCCTGCTGACCCAGCGCCCATAAGACCGCCAAGTATATCACTTATGCGAGATTGAGCGGCTTTGCGAGCGTCAATGGCCTGTTGTTGAGTAGGGTATTTGCTTAATAATTGACCCAGTATTCCACCACTAGAAGCGTCTCTGCGAAACGCCGCCTCGTTTGCGTCACCTTGCAAAGATGGCGCTCTAATTGCCCCTAAACCGGAGCCTAAAGGTAGTGTTTGATTCTGAGCCATTTATATACCCCTATTTGCTGCCGGTTGGCTTAATGCCTTGCAGGGCTGTATATGCACCAACGCCTGCTAAGAAAGGATTGGTGTTTGGTGTTGTTGCTGACTTGAATGTTGATGACAATCCTGCACTTGGGATGCCCTTGAGCAAAGACTGACCTATTTCAAGTCGTGTAAACGGCTCTTGCACGGTCTGCAACAGGTTCTGGCGCTCTGCTTCAAGCTGCTGTTGCTGGAATGAGCGTCCGATATCGCCAAGCTGCGTAAGCATGCCAAGGTCAGCGCGGCCAAGCTCAGACTGTACGCGGCCAATGTCGGCGGTTGTGCCAGCAAGCTGTCCATATGCCTGACCAATGCCCCCCATAAGCTGCGCTGATTTTTGCGCTGCGTTAACGGCATCTTGATAGCCTTTTTGTTGCGCTTGACCCACAGCAGCAAGCCTGCGGCCTTCTGCCTCTGCCGCTTGAATGCCTTGACGAGAGCCACCAAAAGCGCCTGCGCTGACAGCCGCGCCAGCTAATTTATTTTGCTCCATTGCGGCTTGACGATTTATTTCATCAATAACGCTAGATTGATATGGGTTCATGTACTGCTGGATGGCAGCAGAAGGATCTTGCAAGATACCAAGACCACCAGCTAATGCAGCTTGACCGCCAATGGTTTGTGCAGATGCACCCTCTGTAAATGGCGTATAAGATCCGACCATTTCGGGAGCAGCATCAAGAGCTGCCTGTTGAAGCGGGTCAAGACCAGCCACTTGCTGCTGTGGCAATCCTAAAGCAGTATCAAGAAGGCCTTTTTTTGTCTGTGTGCCAGACTCGTCAAATTCACCAAAAGCGGTGCCGAGAATGCGCTGTTCCAGACCTTCCAAATAAGGGGCTAGGCGTTGTACTTGTTCTACTGTTTGAGTAGCCATTAGGCCATCCTTTCAAACTTATCCATCATATTATACATACGGTCTATGCCTCGGTTGACATCACCGCCACCAGCGCCCTCTACTGCATCACGGGTCATTACGAATTCACCAGCAGTCAACATGGCCGGAACATCATCTTTTGTGCCTGATCCCTCGTTAGGATCTATTCCTCCGTCACGGCGAGGATAATAAGCCATACCACCTTGGTTATAGTTTATGCCGCCCATTTGCCCATAACTTTTGCCGCCTGCGTATGGGCGTCTTTCCCAAGATGTTCTTGTGTCTTCTTTGTCATCACCAGCAAGCAACTCGGCTATAAGTCCTGCTGCTATGCCTTCGCCAAGCTGTGTGTTCAGAACTTTATAAAGAAGATTCCCTTCACCATCACCAGCAGCGCCAATCCCTTTCAAAAGCTCTGCGGACATTGTTCTGGGTGCAATTGCTTCAATAGCTTGATTTGTGCCAGTGCCAGCGGCTTGTGCGGCTCTTGCAGCCTGTGCGGCGGCGCTCGGAGATTGAGACCCTCTCATTGGCGTAAATGGAGAATTTACCGCTTCCATACCATCTGCACCAGCAGCCTGTCCAGCTTTACCGCCAAACATCGTTTGTCCAATGCCACCTAGTAACGCTGATTTAAGTGCGTCTTTGGGCTTTTGTCCAGTCAGCAGGCCGATACCGCCAGAAAGCAAAGCGTTCTGTATTGCTGGGTTTTGAGTAAAGCTCCCAAACAATGTACTGCCTAAACCAGCACCAGCAGGCCCTAAAAAGCTACCAGCTATAGCAGGCAGAGCTATTTTTGCCAGATCATTTAAAAAACCCATAACTACAATCCTTATTAAACACGAACAATTATACAGGAAATTCCTGCTATGTCACTATCTTCACTGTTCCTGCGTCATTCCACAGTGA